GATGTGCCGATAACCAACGCACCACATTTTACATTGCCGCCCGTGTTTGTGATCGTGACAGTTATTTGAGCGCCACTATACGGAGGAAGTTCAAAATCTATTGTTGATGGCTTAGTTGAGAAACCGCCAAAATAATACTCATACCATGATGTTGTTTTGCGATTGTTTAGCATGTAAGTTTTATTATAAACAGTCGTTGCGCCCACTGTCATAGTCAACTCTACCGAAGTCGCCTCAAGTCCACCAATGGCAAAACTATTTATCCTCTTGCCCGGCTGCAAAACAACTGTAATAGGTGAAGAATAAACGGTTTGGCTATTCCGGTAAAGATCGAACATAGCCATCTGGTTAGTTGGTCCGATGTCTAACCAGTTTGTCGAGTCGCTTGCTGGTGCAGTTGTACCAGCACCAGCAGTAAGCCGCTGATACTTTCTGCCTTCGTGAGCGCGCTTATCGCCAATTACGTAAGTTGTACCGCTTACCCAAAGCACTTCGACATCGCCATAAGCTGGGTTCGTGTTTAGTGCTGGTACTGTACTACTAACGAATACAGAGCCAACAATAGGAATAGGAGGTGTGCAAATCATCGCTCAACCCCGACTAATCTTGAACCATCTTCTGTAGAGCTTGCAATCATATTTCTTGTTGACCGTGAGTTCTTTTCATTTTCTAAAGTGGGGATTACTAATTGACTTACAACTGATTTTAGCATTTTAACCTCTTCGATCATTTCTTTGTAAGACTTATTATCTGCATCGGTTGACCTCTGATTATCTTGCGCTGTAACAATGCGCTCGCCTTGATGGACTTTAGCCACCATGTCATACGGAACAAATTCAGTTCCAACGTCAAACGATGGCAATTGGAAGCCTAGTTTCTTCGATGTTTCCATCAGACTAGCCGCTGTCTGAGCTTGAATCAATCGCAAGGCTTGCAAAGTAGGCGCTTGCTGTTCTGCAATAGTAAGCAATGCTTTTGATAAATCAGGAAGCAATTTATAAGCGTTTTGCCAGTGAACTGCATGAAATTTTAGAAGATTATCGGGAACAAGTAGGCGAATATCCCGATTATGTGACCAAAGAACTAGGTCATTTTCAGAGTTTTGCGAACGCTGTTTTGTGGTTTTGTGCTGAGTTTACGGCTCAGGAACTCACTCAAGGCATTTATGAGGATGAAATAGCATGAGTCAAATAGAAGCACTCACACAATGCCTAGTTTTGGCCTTAACAGCACCCAATGACCAAAAAGCGCAACAAGCTGCTGAATTAGCGGAACAAATAGCCCACGGGTTAACCAAAAAACAAGTTAATCAGTGCAAACAAGCTGCAATCAAAGAATGGGAGGGCTTGTGATCTATGCTTGCATCGCCCTAGTTTTGCGAATACTTACAAAACGCTAAACCCTCAAGCCCTCTTCGGAGGGTTTTTTATTGCCTTGCGTAGGTTGGCATGGGTAAGCCCTTAAAACCGCCTAGAACGGGCTTTTAGAGCCTTTTGTGGGCATTTCCTCGCACAATCTGCGGATGGTTTCATTCAATGCGGACAGTTCGTCCATTTTATATACGTTCCATAACCTACGTTGACCATGTATCCCATTTAATGACCCTCGGTGACAATCTGCACACAATGGCATTGACGTAAACCATTGACCCTGATTGATCTCGTGGCACTCACTGGGTGCTGATGCTTCACAGATAATGCAAGGCATACCCTTGATTCTAGCAATATGCAATCTCTCACTAGCGGTGGGTTTAGCCTTGTTTTTGCTTTGCATTATTGGGTTGCTTTTTGCTCTATACGTGCTGAATATTGGGCGGTTCTCCAGCACTCGACCTTTGCTTGGGCGGCTGTCATTAGCCAACGATAGCGTTCTTCTATTTCAACGGCTGCCCTGATTCCTTCGAGAATCTCCACATATTCAGGGTGAGCATAAGCAAATGTGTCCTGTTTTCCAAGCACTTCAGTCTTTGCAAGGCTTTTCAGTTGTGCGTGTTTTGATCGCCTGAATTCTTCTAAAAACATACGATCAGATTTAGCCTTTGCGTAAAGTGGGGCCGTTTTTATGATGAACTCTATTGCAAGTGTAGGCTCGTTCACGTTATCTCCCGTTCATAGTGTCGGTAGGTTGGGGCTACTTCATCTCTCCCGCATCGCCTACCATGCTCGTTAGCCTCTTGCAAAGCCTGAAAAGCCCATTTGCAGTTAGTGCACACGTAATAAGGTGGGTTGCCTGGTGCGTCTTTCTTTTGTTCAATCATAGGTAACAACCCTTTGTCGGATAATTTTGGCGCAATCTTGAATAGTTGTTCTCTCTACTTGGGCAAATTCAGGTTGATCGGGCCACTCTAGGGTCATGCTTTCGACCAGCTTTGCGTCTTCCTCTCTCTGTTGTTTAGCAACAAGTCTTGCAAAGGCTTGTAATTGCTCAGTGTAAAAAGAGTAAATGAATTCACCACTTGGATGAACCCCATAAGCGGCAGTCTGTTGCGCCATCTTTTCGAGTTCATCTAGCTTCATACATCCTCCATCTTATAGTTCAGTTTGTGATTCTGAAAACGCATTGCTGCTTCCATTTCCAATTCAGCACAAGCCTCTTCTGACATACATCCCACAATATCACGCCCAGAGAACCAAACTTCCTTGATTGATTCGTTATAGGTGGATTTGTCCTCGTCTATTTCGTATTGATAGACAACTGTCACTACTTCGCTACCTTGACCGATTGTTGTGTCAAATTCCCAAGTATTTTCCATGATTCACTCCTGTTAAAAATTAAATATTACCTAATTGCTTGCGTAATACCATAGGGATTTACCCTAATCTAAGCATTCTTTTACGCAAATATCAACGCCTGGCAGACTTGAATAAACCTTGGTAACGTGGATGTTTATGATCTGCGAATCGTCATGGTAGACAACCCCGTTCATGCCATCTTCTACGCTTTTTAGGATATTTGAAGCGTCAGGCTTCTTTGTTGGCTTCTCTGACCCATCAGAAATGGCTTCTAGACGCTTTTTAGTGCATGACTTAGGGATTGGTACTCTGATGTAAAGATAAAGGCTCACAGGGGTTTCTAGTGGCTCTGAACTACCCATTGCCTCAATTGCAGCATCTTTGATTAAAGTCTCATAGGTTCTAGTTTTCTCAGGGGTGTAAGTTTGAACAAAGTTTCCCCTCTTGACGTATCTAGCCCTTTGTTTGCCAACAGGGTCAGCGTCTACTTTAAAAGTGACCATAAATGTCATAAAAGTGTCCCGTCTTTAATTCTGTTCATATATTCTCGGATTCTGTCTCTAGCACCTATGCCATAGATTCTTTCGGCTCTCTCAAGTCTGGCACGAATAAGGTCACGATTTTTACTTCCTTCCCAATTACGATAGAGTTCCCTAGCTTCTGCTTGCTCAAGGATTACTCTATCGCTTGGGCCTTGAATGTTACGTCTGCTGTAACTCATTTTTAGCCAAGATTTGCAAAATCGCCATGTAGTTCTAATGCTTTGTTGCAATATGCTTCGTATGCTTTTTTAGGGCAATCAAACAATCCTAAATAATAATGTTTATTATCTTTTTTAATTTGAGAAACCCATTTTTTAGCTGGTTTGTGGAAACTTACTCCTTTGTATCCAGAAGTATTTGCAGCCTTTTTTTTAACGTTCCACATGTTTTGGCAATGAGAAGCATCTCTTAAATTTTCTATTCTGTTGTCTGACTTATCACCATTTATATGGTCAATGCCTTTGGGCAAATACCCATGATGGTATAAAAAAATAATCCTATGAACTGTTGTTGTTTTTTTCATAAACTTCATAACAACATAACCACTTTTACATTTGTATCCAATTGGGCCTGTTTTAGCAGTTGGTCGTATAGAAAAATCAATCCAATAAAGATTTCCATCTTCATAGCGGATGTGTTTTTTAACCAAGTCTTGTGTGTACTCAATCATTGACTTCCTCCAAGTCACCAGTTAACTCCAATGCTTTGTTTATCAGGTGTACCGAATATGGTACGCCTTCCTTAACTCTGTCTAGCAGTCTCATGGCCTGAAAATAATTCATGCAAAATCCAATGATGTTTGAGCTGTACGTTTCTTTTGAAGTTTCCCATAGGCAGGGTTTAACTCGCAACCAATGTATTGCCTACCAAGGTCTTGGGCTACCTGGGCAGTAGTTCCTGAACCCATAAATGGGTCTAAAACAATCCCTCCAAGTGGTGCGCCAGCAAGGATGCAAGGCTCAATCAATTCTGTTGGGAAAACGGCAAAATGTGACCCAGAGTAAGGTTTTGGGTTAACTGTCCAAACACTTCTTTTGTTTTTCAGTTCAGATATTTCTGTTGGCAAAGCATCTGGGTGTTCATTTCCAGTTGATACTTTCCCATCTACATTTCTCATAGCTTTTTTGGGAGAGTTAAAACTTCTCTCCTCACCAGCATGGATAGACCTTTCTTTTATTGACTCGCTATCGTAATAGTATTTTGCAGATTTGCTTAATAAAAAGATGTACTCATGTGCTTTTGTGCAACGATCTTGCACCGATTCAGGCATTGGGTTTGGTTTATGCCAAATGATGTCTTGACGCAAATACCAACCTTCAGCACGTAAAGCAAAAGCCAGCATCCAAGGTATGCCAATCAAGTCTTTAGTTTTTAAACCTTCACCAGTTCTGTTGACAACCCTTTCCCTAGCGTTACCAAAACCAGCACGTCCATTGTTGGACGCCTGGGAATTGTTGCCAGCATAGCTATCTCCAATGTTCAGCCAAAGTGTCCCATCGTCTTCAAGCACATCCCAAACACATCTGAATACTTCAACCATAGCCTTGATATATTCCTCTGGAGTTTCCTCTAAACCAATTTGTCCATCATGCCCATAGTCACGCAAACCATAGTAAGGAGGGCTGGTCACACAAGTTTGAGCCTTAACACCTTCAGAAGCCCACTTACGCATTGTTTCTCTGCAATCACCAAATTCAATCTTATTCATGCTTTTCTCCTTATTTCAGCCATCTTCGCCAAAGTTTCTAACGATGGACGAGATGCCTTTAAATCATCTTCTTTAATTTTTAACAATGTAGGGTCAGGCTCATTTTTCATCGGAACTGTGAGCCTCACAATGTCGGCAGGGTTTTGTTTTGGTGCGTTAGTGCTTCTCACCCAATTACGCCAAGTAGCAAACCAATCCAGCTTCACACCCTTCTGACCTGCTTGGGCTATCCAATAATCCTTGAACTGGTCAAAGGTTTTAACAGGGCTAAGTTCTGGTCTTGTCTGTTGGCAGAATTCTTCCCATTCTTTTGGAAAACTAAAATCAGAAGCGAGGCGTTTGCCGAGTGTCTTCTTTTCTTTTGTGTTATGTGTAATGTGTTCTGTGTCTTGTGTAGCATTGCGTTCGGATTGCGTTGGCAATGCGTTCGCATCCTTAACCTTATCCCATCTAGCTTTGGCACTCTTGCTTGCCTTAGTAGATTTCTCGCCAACCTTCTCAATTTCCTTGTCAGCACGATGGTGAACCCATCCGTCTGAAGTGCGCTCAAAATATTCTAGCAATACAGTCGTAATGCAATCGCTATGCGAACGCATCCTAATCTGTCTGGCTACTTCATTTAAGTCATTTGGAATTGGAGATTCATGTAGGTAGTACCAATCAAGCAATCGCCTGTAGGTCAAGTCCTCAATCTCGGAAAGGTGCAAGGTGTGACTGTGGTAGTCACCAATATTAAACTGGTAATAGTGCATAGCTGTCTCATGTTCCAATTCTCCCAAAAAGAAACTGCGGCAGGAGGGGAGACTTCTCTTTTCAGTTGGGTAGCAACTCCCAACCTAGCCGTGTTTCAAAACATTGTACTAGATAAACTGATTATTAGTAATTTCATTTGTTGGTTGTCTGCCAAGCAATCTGACAGCTTGGGCGTTCATTACCGCATATTCAGCCTTGCTAAAGATACCTCTGGCATTGCGAATGTCGAATGGGTTTAGCTTGTCGTAAGGCTCATCATTGGCAGCCTTTTCAGCCTCAATCATGTGTGGCTCTAGGGTGTACTGAGAAACCCAAGAACGTCCCATCTTAATTTTTCCAATTTTTAGTTTCTTCTTGTAACTCATCTTGGTGCAACAAGCTGCAATGGATAGTCTTGGTATGCCTGTTAAATCCTCTAGTTGGTAGGATGTAAGTGAGCCGTTTTGTAGGCATCTGATGATTGCTTCTTGTGTCATTTGAACCACTCTGGTCTGAGTTCTTTTAGTTGATAAATGCGTAATGGGGGGATTGTCTTCCAATGGTTGACTGCTGCCCTTGTGATACCTAATATTCTAGCAAGCTCACTCTGTGAGCCAGCAAGTGTGATAGCTTTTTTTATGTTCATAGCACAAGTATAGCAAAGTTAACAATAAACAACACTAGGGAAAATACCTAGAAAATAATTATTGACCTGTCTGTTTACTTTGCTATACTCACGTCAGCCCACAACAAAACGTAAGTGGGTATTTTTAAGGAAATCAAGATGAAAAGTAAGATTATTCAGACGCTAGTTGAGTATGTGTTAGCCATCGTTATCTTTGGCGGTATCGGTGTACTACTGGCATGGAGAGGCTAATGAACACAAGATTCCTAACTCATGTCCGTAGGATATTCAGCACCTACGATGCCCCACCAGAAGTCATTAGAAGCTACCAAAAGCAATGGGTAAAGTCAGTACGCCAGTTAGGTGATAAATGGCTTGTAGCAAAGCCTATCGAAAGAATCCAATGATTACAAGACAAGACGCAATCAAGGATTTATCGCATGGTGACTACTGCTGTTACTGCACAGAGCCTAAAACATCTGGCTCATGCTGTGGAGAAAATCACTTCGTACCTTTTGAGGATTTATACGAAGAAGACAAAGAAGCAATGATTCAAGAATATTTAAGTGAAGGAAAATGAAATGGTACACAAGAAGTTAATGCAAGCAAGAATGATGTTGCAAAACGCACCCTTGAAGAAGTCAGGTCACAACAAGTTTGCTGGCTACAGTTACTTTGAACTTGGTGACTTTATTCCCACGATTAACCAAATCTTTAATGAAGTTGGTCTGTGTGGCGTAGTCTCCTACGATTCTGAGATAGCTAGTCTGACCATCACAGACACAGACGATGGCACTAACATCATCATCACTAGCCCAATGGCAGAAGCCAATCTAAAGGGTTGCCATCCTATCCAAAACCTTGGTGCAGTCGAGACATACACCAGACGTTACCTATGGGTTACAGCAATGGAAATCGTTGAGCATGATGCTTTGGATTCATCTGCGCCTATCAAGGAAGAAAAGATAATCATCACGCCCACTCAAGGCGCAATGGATAACATCCCAGAGGATGAGCAGAATTATCTCAGAGAGTTAGCAATAGAGTTAATTGCTATCTGTGAGAAAGAAGAACCTAAGACAGCTTGGGTGAAGTTGGAAGCAGAGAACTTAGACAGCGAACAGAAAGTTGCTCTATGGACTTTGCTTCCTAGTAAAGTAAGAAGTGCGTTAAAGAACGCTAAAGGATAAACATGGAATACGACAATACTAATAGAGGTTCTCTCTTTAAGAACGACAGGAAAGACGATGCCAAGTTTCCTGATTACAAAGGCAGCTTAAATGTAGATGGGGTAGAATTCTGGCTATCTGCTTGGCTTAAAGTAAGCAAAGACGGACAGAAGTTTATGTCCCTGTCTATCAAGAATAAGAACGCTGACGCTTCTTTAAATAAGCCCAAGAAAGCATCGTTTGACGATTCAGACGTGCCGTTCTGATTACGATGGGAAAGTTGTGCAAAGGCTTATCCAGCTTGCGGACGAGCAATGAGTACCCTCACCACTATGAGAAATCAGTATGCAACCCATACTGACTTCCGTGATTTCCAAGGTTTGATTCCTAGTAACTCGCATTTCTTGCCTAGCAACATAGATATGATTTGCGAGAGGAAAGGTCATTTTCTAATCGGTGAGTGGAAGAAACCTAACGAGAACATGGCAAAGGGTCAAGAACTATTGCTCAAGGCTTTTGCTCAAGTTCCTAAATTTACTGTGCTTGTCATCATTGGTAACACAGACAATGAACAGACTGAAGTCGGAGATGTGTTCCAAGTCGTTCTAGGACGATGTGTAAAGATAGGAGAGGGTCTTGATTTCCTCAAAGACTTTTATGTGATGTGGTACGAATTTGCAAACTCAAAAGGATAGATATGTCATACGCAAATATAGAGATGAAAATAATTCAATGGTCTGAAGCCAGAAAGATTATTCCTAATAGCAACCCAGAGTCTCAGCTACTCAAAGCAGTATCAGAGATGGGTGAACTGGCTGATGCAACCATCAAGCACGATAAGGAAGCAGTCATAGACGCAGTAGGGGATGTTATGGTCTGCCTCATCAATTACTGTGTGCTGCAAGACATAAATCTAGTAAACTGCATGGAAGTTGCGTATGACCAGATTAAGAATCGCAAGGGCATACTATTGCCTAACGGAGTCTTCCAAAAAGAACCTTGAGTCTTGTTTTTGACATAAAGATGTTCTACGATTTAGTTGCAACAATCGGTTGCGCTAGGAGAACATTATGAAATTTGAAATGGAATTTGGTTGGATTGGAAGTGAGAAAATTGTTGTTGAAACCCATGACTTCGAGAAGATTCAAATCATTCAAGAGTTTATTGAGTTCCAAGAAGAAAATGGTTGGGCAGTTGAATATGAAGCAATTGACGAACTTGATATTGAACTTGAAGAAGATACAGAAGAAGAAGTAGCTGAGTAAATTTATAGGGGCTTACTTTGCTAGAAGGTAAAGCCCCACATTAGAAAATGCGTAACCTGCGTACACTACAGCCATAGAGGGATTACCTCTGTAAAGTTGTTCAGCAGCAATGTAGGCGTAGATGCCACCAGTTAAGATAATTAACCAAGCACTCAAAATGCACCTACATCAATTACTTCGCCTCGAAATTGAATCATGTCCTCATCAAACTTATGGACTAACTCAGGCCATAGTAACTGTCCATTGAAGAAATTAAGAACAGCAAACCCTGACCTGTGGTTGCTTGGGTTTATCTCAGCATAAGTAAATTGTGGGCCATCAGTCTCAGCAAGTGTTCCTGTATCTACTCCGTACCTAATTCCGTTGTAGTCGTTAAATGGAGTGACTTTCAACGAGTGCAAGTGTCCAGTAACGATTGACACACCAGCGTTAACTGTATTGTTGTGAGTAGCGTGAACACCGCCTTTATATCGGTGCTTGATAATCACATCCTCGGTAGGCCATACCGCCCAACAGAACTCCCAATCTAGGAAGTGGTCTGTCAGCTTAAATCCTAACACTTCTTTAAACTGTGGTGCGTGTTGTGCTAAACGATTGCCAAATCTAACGTCATGGTTTCCCCATGTCCACAGTAGCTTTACATTGTGCCTTGCTGCTTTAGCAACTTCCTCAATCTCACCCAACGCAGCTTGCGTAGCTTTTAACTCTTGGATGACAGTTGTCGCTGGTTGCTCAGTTACATCATGCCTCGATATAGACGCACCATCAAACGCATCGCCATTACAGATTATCGCTTTAGGCTTAAACTCTTGGATAGCCCATAGAAGCCCTTTAAATGCTGTTGTACGCTGTGCAGGGATAAAGTGGGCATCTGAGAACACAATAACTGTTCCGTCCAGTATGCCAAGGTCTATTTGTTTAAGTGGGCTAAATGACTTGGGTTTATTTTTATCGTATTTAACACCACGATAGTCTTTTGCTGGAAGTGCCATGTTGTATTGTTTTTCAATCCACCTTCTGCGTAGATGAGTGGCTCTGATACTTATGCCAAGCTGTTCAGCAACTCTTGTGGCAGATTCATGTTTACCCCATAACTGGATAAACTCGGTATCGCTGCACGTTTCGTTAGCACTTCCCATTGGAATCCTTAGAGAGTAAGTTTTCTAGCAAGTTAATAACTCTATGCTCTTGCATCTCTATTTCCTCATCAGAGGATTTAGGGTCTGTGGCTACACACATTAAGTCATGCAAAAAGATGTGAAGCAACTCATGTAAAGCAGTTCTATCAAGTGAATCAGGTGTTATCTTTTCAGCACCAAAGTCACCCAAACGATAAACAGCAAGTCTTGCAGCAGGTGTAAATTCAACAGAAGCCATTGCTGCTTTAGCTGGCTTGATACCTTTTTCGATTCTCCAATCACCAAGACTTAACACCTGTTGCCACTTTTTGACACTTTGTGCAAACAGTTCTGCTTGTTCTGGCGTAGGAATGTTAGGCATTTCAACACCTTATACAGTATTTATGACAATTATATTTAAGATAAGAACAAAGCCACTTCTGCTTTGCGTCTTTTGACAAGACCTGAGACTTCCTTACCGCCTGCTTTAGTCCACGACATAAAAGCCTCTGCTGCCCCATCCCAATCACCACGATTGACCTTCATGCGGATGGTTGACCTTTGGTAATTCCCTAAACCTGCGTTGTACGCAAAAGAGACAACAGCGTCGAATTTGCTTTGATGACTAGCAAGAGTAGGAGAAAGTCGAAGAACACCACGTTCAAAAATATCGATATCAACCTTGAACAGATTGACCAGTTCATCTTTAGACCAGACACGATTGTCTTCCCCTTTTAGTTGGTAATCAGACCTGATAAGCCCTGTGTAACCCTCTTTACGGACGTTTGGCAAGGCTAATTGGTCTGCATACATAGCGTGACCCCAACCAACAGTCCAAATGGCAGCAGAACACCGATAAGGCTTGTTTCTGTAGCCTTCAAAGAAGTGCATCAAGTCCTCACCAGCTTTGCTGACTTTCATTTCTTAGACCATGAGCGTGAGCCAAACCAGAAACCAATGATTGCGCCCAACATAGCCATCTCATCAGAACTAAAAATAATGTCAGTAACTTGGATTAAGTCATACATATTGTTGACCAAACTAGGGCGAGAGTAAACGTAGTAGGCAATCCATGCGTTAATTGCACATAACTCAAAGATAAAGATGTAAGTCACAATAGGTCTTACAGTACCAACAAAGTTCACCACCCAAGTGCTTGCTCTTTCCAAAACTTTTGCATCATGCTCAAGTGCAGCCTCAGTCATCTGGGCATCTGTTTGCATGGCAATCTGGTCTGTGCGAATCTCCTCCATACGCTCTTGAGCCTTAAACCCTTGAGCCATCATCTGTAGTTGAAGTTCTACTTGAACCCTAGCTAAAGCTAACTCATGCCTTTGGTCATCTTTGTTCTGAAAGAAGTCTAGTAGTTTTGGTAAGCCTGATATTAGCAAACCACCAAGTGTAGAAAATAGAGATAGCATTACAGTCCAATCATTCCAAGAAGTTTATTTACAATTTTTAAAGCCAATTCGTCAGGTAAATGAGGTAGCAGACCAATCACCAAATACGCCACATAAAGTTTAGCGAATATTTTAAAGAATTTGTCTGCTTGTTTTTGGTAATCATTCACCGCCCACACCTTGCTGTAGCGCATAGTTCGTTAATTTGTGTAAGCCCCCAACCTACTGCGCCAATAAACATAACAATGATGACAATCGCAACCGCCCATTGCATTTGTTCTGCTTCTAAATCCTTTTGACGTTGTTCTTCTTCTTTGGCTTTACGAGCAGCTATGGCATCATCCCTGTCCATCTCTGCTGCTCTAGCCTTGATTTTATTCCATACGTCCACGTTGCCTGTCTGCATATAAAGCAGTTGAAGCTGGGATTCCAACTTAGCCGTTTCCATAAGCAAATTTTCTATTTGCATGGCAACGCTAAAATTAGATTTGTTGCCTGAACGCTTGGCTTCAACCATAGCCCTAGTTGCTTGGCTACGAGCATCAAAAAGTTTGCCAACAACGCCAGCTAACCCACCCAAATCATTTGCAATTTTGGCGGCTTTTTTTACAACTGCTATTGCGCTTTGTAATCCTTCTAGTGCTGTGATGGGGTCAATCATTTTTTCTCAACCTTTTGCCACTCAAGGCATACTACCTTTCGGTTGTAAACATCACCTGTCCATGCCCATCTGACACAACGATATTCAGTTTTTTCTTTACTAGATGCCACCAATGTAAACAATATTGAAAGCACCAGTAGCCATTTCACGTCATAGCCCAAACGATGATGTAAAAACACCAGACCACAGTAATGCAGAAAAGGACTGCGGTAGTAAAAGCCACAGCCCAATCGTTCATTTTTTAATCCAAGTCTGCCAAACAGCACCAGCAGCCATAATCAAAGCACCCACCCACAGAATAGGTTTGGCAGCAGAGGCTATCCAGCCAAGCACTTTAAAAGCCCCGTCAAGAGCCTTCATAGCCTCTACAAGACCACTTGTATTCTTGTCTATGGAATCTACTTTAGTTTCAACTGCAATCAGTCGCTCGTAGATTTGTTCGTGGGTGACTTCTTGTGTCATCATTGTCTTCGCTTCGCTCATGGTGCATCAGGCCAAGTAATAGTCCAAGGGAAACCACTCTGCAAAGGAACATCTCTCAATGCTTGGCAGTAGTCTTTCCACTCTTGTGATGGAGTCATATCGCTACGAAATCTCCAATCAGTTTCTGATAGTTTATCATCACGAGTTTGACGAACATTCTTAGCCTGTTCAGCATTTTTCATAGCCTTGTATGCAGCTTCATTGTCAGCAGCAGATGTGACATTGCCCGTCTCATCTGTAGTATCTACAAAGACAGGGCCAAGCACATACTTTGTGTACCACTTGCCTTCAATCTGCTCAACACCAGAGGCTTGAGAGTATTGGTAAACAGTACCGCCAGTTGCTTGTGGGCCTTCAAAGACTACATCAGCACCCAAAGCAGTTAAGACTTCAGTTGTTGTTGTTTCCCATGATGGGCCACCATTGGCTTTTGTGTATGCACGAAATTCTGCTTCGTACATTACTTGCCCTGTTTGTGTTCGTATTTGCATGATTATTTTCCTTACGCTATGGCGATTCCAATGTAGGTTGCAGAAGATACATTTACATTAGTTGCTGAAACTTGGTTGACCACAAAGCCAGTTGAGTCTGTATCAATAGTGTCATCAGATGTTACTTCAGCGGCTGTTGTATTGAGGCTAAGGTGCGGGTCATTCCCACTCACAATACCCCTAGCCGAATCCCACACATACCAATCTCCTGTGGAGTCGGTGCGCTTAATGAGAATCCACCTCGCCCCACCTGTGAAGCCACAGTTAATTGTCTGTGATGAACCATTGCCTGTGTAATTGAAGCACTTAGAAACACCCGCACAAGTGGCAAATAGGTAGGCCACAAAAGTGGAGCCTGACTGGTTCACAGCGCCAAACCCACCTACTGTGAAATTAGTTGAAGTAGGAGCAATATAAACAGAGCCGTTTCCAAATACAGTCTCAACACCGCCTGAGTCTTCAGCACTTGAATTAAGTCGTAAAAGCCGTGCCGTTCCCGATGTGCTTAGAACAAACCAGTTATCGCCAGAAGAACTTCTGATTTTTACAATAACTAGTTCTGGCGCAACGCCCAAGTTATGCGTCACAGTCCTTGCAACCCCTGTCCCCGTATAGCAAACCTCATCAAAGAAGCCGGGGGCGCGTGTAAACACATAATCAGCGTACAAAGCACTGCCGTTATTCATCGAGCCTGCTCCAGCAATCCCGTAAGAAAGATTGTTGAAAGCGTTGATGCCTGTTGCTGTTTGAGTGCTTTCTGCATCTGTGGTATCTGTAAATAAGGCTTGAGCAACGCCACGCAAACGGTCATACATAAAGTGGTTTGAACTACCCAATCCACCAGAACGCCAGTTTTGTAATAGCGTATCTGGTCTGACAGTTGAAGTGACTGTTGTTGCACTTCCAGTACCACTACGAGTTAATGGTTGGAATACTGTAGTAGCACTCGTAGGCACTTTCATCGGGCCTCTGCGAATGGCTATGTAGATATAGGTAGCACTTGGAACAAGGTCTACATTGAACCCTGTTGAAGTAATTTTTATGTCACCACTTGCGGCATTTTCTGCTGCAGAAGTGTTTGGAAAAAGTTTGGCTGCTGTATCACCTGAGCCTACAGCTGGTAAGCCTCTCATATTATCAAAAATAGCCCAGTCACCAAAAGTCGCACTATCACTTCTTTTAAACATAACCCATTGTGGTTCATAGCTAAGGTTTACTGATGCCGTTCCACTTCCATTAGCCGTAAACGACCCACACGAAATCACATTGTCTGTACCAGTTAGGCCAAAGCCTCCTGCGTTGTGGGCGAAGACGTACATGACATAAGTCTGAGGAGCACTATTGACAGCACCACTTGTGCCAACAGTTACAGTTGTTGAGCTAACACCTTGAAAAACAGTAGTCAACGAACCTGCGTAATTCTTTGCCCCAGTTGTGTTTAACGAAATGTAATCAGTAGATGCAAAACTGTTGTGCCAGCACATCCAATTGCCTGTCGAACTAGTACATTTAATCATCACAAAGCCAGGTACTGACCCAAGATTATGGGGTATAGCCCTGCCATCAACATCATCACCACTAAACGTCACAACATCAAAGAACTTTGGTGCTTTTGCTATAGACCATGAGACGTATTTGTCAGGACTTCTATTTACCCACCCTACATTAGAATCAGCTCCTAAAGAAAACCCATTTGAGTTATATGCAGTAAGCGATATTGCATCAGAATATTGAGCTGAAGTAGCGTTTGATTGTAGGCCCGCTGAAACGCCTCTAGCGGTATCCCAGATGGAATGAGATTCTGCATTACTGCGGTCTTTAATCCAAACAAGACCGCCTTTGGCAGAAAGGTCTATGCCATTGGTAATTGTTTGAGATGCACCTGTGCCAGTATATAAAAACGTAGAAAAATAATCTTCTATATATTTTGGTACGGCAGCAACCCCGCCACCAAATGCGTCATAGCTTGCTGCACCACTTGTTGCTTGTAATGGCATAGTGTTAAGCCTTAAATTGTGTGTTGCTTGCCAAGACTGTAAAGGTTGCGCTACCAGTCTTGATGATGAGATAGCGGTAACTATCGATGCCACTAGCATTACCCGCAGTAGGTGCGCCACCTAACCATCTAGTAGTCACTCCAGAAGTAGTGCCATCCACTTGAACAGCCGAGTTGTAATAAGCAGTAGCACCTTGAGTAACCAAGAAAGCCACAGTCATTGATTGACCTGTACTCATCAAAGTATCTAGTGATGTACCGCTAGAGCCTCTGAAGTTAACTGTCCAATTTGCACTTGCGTTACTTGTATAGTACAGAACAGACTGAGTTGTAATGTCGTAGTTAATTGTTCCAGTAGCTGCCGTTGCAGATACTGTAGCCACCTCTGCTGCATCGTTTAGGACAATGGCGGTA